CGTGGGGTACTTTATCTTTGCCATGACGTCAGCAGTCGGCGAGGACGCCAACGAGTCCTAGGTGCAGTTGCTAGGGCAGTGGGGAATGCTGATCATGGGTGCTTACTTTGGCGGACGGACAATCGAGAAGCTGGCGGACATGAGGAGCCGGAAGTGAGCCTCAGTCAAGAACAAGCCGCATTCCTGCTGGATGCCTGCAAACTCATCCAGCACGCCACTGTGCAGGGTTTTATGGTCACTGGTGGGGAGTTGTCTCGCACACCAGAGCAGCAGGCTTTGCACGTTAAGGCTGGCCGCTCCAAGACCATGAACTCCATTCACCTCAAGAGGTGCGCCATCGACTTGAACTTCTTCAAGGATGGGCAGATAATCTGGGACAAGGGGATTCTTGCTCCGCTGGGCGCTTACTGGGAGTCTTTGCACCCCAAAAACCGCTGGGGCGGGTCATTTAAGTCGCTGGTGGACTGTCCGCATTTTGAACGAAACGTGGGGTAAACATGGCAACCGCTTCGGTAATGACCTACAGTTCTTTGGTCGAAAACATTCAGTCCTATCTGGAGAGAACCGACACCGCTACCCTTGATAAAATTCCACTTTTCATCATGCTGGCAGAGCAGATCATTGCCAGCCAAATCAAGTTTCTTGGTAATCTGACAGTCAACACCAGCACGATGACGGCCAGTCAGGCGGTCATTGACAAACCCGCCCGTTGGCACAAAACCGTTTCGATGAATGTTGTGGTCTCTGGTAGCCGCACCCCTGTTCTGCTTCGCAAGTACGAGTACCTGCGCGAGTATTGGCCTGACGCCACACAGACAGGTGTCCCTGCGTACTACGGCGATTACGACTACACACACTGGCTGGTGGTTCCCACGCCTGCCGCCGCTTACACCTTTGAGGTGTTGTACTACGAGCGCATTCAACCGCTCGACTCTTCTAATCAATCAAACTGGTTCACCATTTACGCTCCGCAGGCTTTGCTGTATGGGTCTTTGTTGCAGGCTATGCCGTTCCTCAAGAACGACGAGCGGATGTCCATGTGGCAGGCAAACTACGATCAGATCATGCAGACCCTGAAGACAGAGGACGTTCAGCGGATCGGTGACCGACAAGCCGCAGTATTGGACACATAATGAGTTTCAACAGCCCCTTTACTGGTAACGTCATCCAACCAACGGATGTATCGTACAGCCGCATCATCTTAACAACTGACTTGCAGTTGACTTGGCCCATCAATGGGTCGGACACTGATGACGCCGCCGCTCGAATCATGGAGGTGTCTACCGCTTCCACAGCAAACGAGTTGTGGATGCCCCCAGCCAACCAAGCCTCGGTTGGTGAGGACGCATTGATTCGCAACGTCGGCTCTGTTAGCTTGCTGGTCAAGGACTACACAGGCGCAAACACCATTGTCACTGTTGCCGCTGGTGAGGCGCAGTACATCTACATCACAACCAACGCCACCACCGCAGGCACTTGGGGCATCATTGCTTACGGCATTGGCTCTTCTGGTGCGGATGCGGCAACACTTGCTGGGTACGGCCTGCTGGCAATTGGTCAGACGCTCAATCAAAGCCAGCCAGTCACAACTTTCTCTTCTAACTACACGGCACTGGCAGCAGACCGCTCTAACACCTATGTGTGGACTGGAGGCGCTGGAACGCTGACCCTGACTCTGGCTTCTACGCTTGGCGATAACTGGTTTATGTTCTTGCGTAACAGCGGGACGGGGGCTTTGACAATAACAGGAACCAGTAACGACTTGATCAACGGTTCTACGTCAATTGCTTTACAGCCAACAGACTCTTGCATCATTGTTTGCAGTGGTTCACAGTTCTATACGGTTGGTTTGGGTAAGTCTACGCAGTTTGCTTTTACGCAACTGTCCAAAGCCGTTTTGACTGGAACCTACACCCTGACCGCCACAGAGGCTTCTAACGTCATCCAGAAGTACACAGGCGCATTGACAGGAAATGTGACAATTATCATTCCTTCAACGGTGCAGGTTTACTACATCTTGAATGAAACCTCCAATGCTTTCACCGTGACGATTTCCACGGGTGCTGGGGCTACGGCGGTGTTGACGGCTGGCACCCAAGCAACTCTGGTTTGCGACTCAGTCAATTTGTACAACGCCAACACAATTCTTGCTGGCTCCTCAACGGTAAGTTTGAATAACGGGTCAGTTGGCGCACCGTCTTTGAATTTTTCTTCAGAAGTAACAACAGGTATTTATCGCGCCGCTTCTGGTGAATTCAACACTGCAATTCTTGGCGTGTTGAGATCAACGCTGTCCGCGACTGGACTTGCCATCGTTGGTGCGGTTTCTAGTACAACTACTGGGACATTTGGAAGTGGAGTCACTGGCGGTATCGCTGGCGGGACTTACTGATGGTTAAGAAGGTTTTTTCCATTGATACGCAACCCGGCGTTCAGCGGGACGGGACTATCTTTGACATCAACTTTTACACCGATGGTTTGTGGGTACGCTTCCAACGAGGCAGACCACGCAAAATTGGCGGGTATCGCGCAATCACACAAACAGGCACTGGTTACTCCCGTGGCATTTTTGTCAATTCAGCAGATGGTGTCAATCAAGTATTCAACGGCTACAGTTCTGGCCTTGAGGTCATCAATGTTGACAACCTTGGGATTGGTGGAGGCGTCAACCAGTTTACGTTCAATGGCATCGTCCTGACCACAGGAACGCTCGTAGGCGGCTCTTCATACGTCAATGGCACCTACACCGTTGTAACCCTCACAGGGGGCACTGGATCAGGCGCAAAGGCCACCATCGTGGTTTCTGGTAACGCTGTGACTTCTGTGACCATAACGGCTGGCGGCAATGGCTACAAAGTTGGGGATACCTTGAGCGCAACAGCGGCAAGCATTGGTGGAAGTGGTAGTGGTTTTTCTTGCGCGGTCGCAACTATTGACAGTGGCTTTACTTCCAACGCCCTAAACCTTTGGCAATTTGATTCACTTCTTGATTCGCAAGGGAGTGGGAATCAATTGTTGTTGGCGCATCCCGGTTTGAACTTGGCGCAGATTGATCAAACATCCAACACGGCGGTATTGGCTGGTTCTGTTGGCGGAACCGCACTCCAACCTTTGCGGGACACCAGTGGCACCACCCCAACGGGGAACACCATTTCCGTTTCTGGTGGCGTGGTTGTGTTGCATCCTTATGTTTTTGTGTATGGCGACAACGGCCTGATTAAAAATTCAACGGCTGGTGATCCTAATAACTGGAATGGCGCAGACGCAAACGAGACCAACGTATCATCTACAAAGATTGTCAAGGGCTTACCCGTTCGAGGTGGATCAAATGCCCCCTCTGGCTTGTTCTGGGCGCTTGATTCGCTGATCCGCGTATCCTATGCCCCAACCACCATCACGGTCGCCTCGGTCGCCCAAACTTTCTACTGGCGGTATGACATCATCTCCAGTCAGTCTTCAATTCTTTCAAGCCAATGCGTCATTGAGTACGACGGCATCTACTACTGGATTGGAGTTGATCGATTCCTGTTGTACAACGGCGTAGTCAAAGAACTCTCAAACAACTTCAACCAGAACTACTTTTTTGACAATCTGAACTACGCCCAGAGCCAAAAAGTGTGGGCGCAGAAGGTTCCTCGTTTTGGGGAAATCTGGTGGTACTTCCCATCAGGCGACTCAACTGAGTGCAATGATGCCATCATCTACAACATCCGTGAGAACTGCTGGTATGACGCTGGCGGCGCTTTGGGGGCCAGACGCACGGCTGGGTACTTCTCACAAGTGTTTCATTACCCCATCAATGCTGGCGCTACGCTGAGTGAGCAGGCCATATTGTTCTCCGCCTCAATTGCTACAACCAATGCCAGCGCCACCATCACAATAGCCCCAAACAATCAAGTTTCAAACGGGCAACTGGTTGTTTCTACCAGCATAAATTCTGGCGCTATTGTTACGGTAATTGTTCCTACGTTGGCCTCCACGACCGCAACAGGAAGTTCTGCCGCCTTCACAATTGTGGTCAACAGCGCAACTGGTATTTTAAGAAATCAAGCCGTAACAGGAACAGGCATTGGGGTTGGTGCTGTGGTTACGGTTATTTCTGGAACGACAATTACCTTGTCTGTTGCCAACAGCGGCGCTGTATCTGGCACCCTGTCGTTTGCTGGATTGACGTTGACATTGTCAACAACAGCAACGGCAACGATCATAGAAACCGCAACTTTTAACAGCCAAGCAGGACAAATCATTTTGTGGCAACACGAAATTGGAACCGACGAAGTCATTGGCACTGTTTTTAGCGCCATCGAAAGTTCATTTCAAACTTCTGACCTTGGCTGGGTTCAAGGCGGGCCATCGCAGTCATCCCCGGTAGGAGACAACTACTGGCTGCATTTGGAGCGCGTTGAGCCTGACTTCATCCAATCGGGTGAGATGACTTTCCAAGTGACTGGCAGGGCATTCGCTCAATCAGAGGATGTAACCTCCGCGCCGTATGCTTTCAGCCCCACTACGGGAAAGATTGACTTGCGTGAACAGCGCCGTGAAATTCGATTGATCTTCACAAGCAACGTGGCTGGGGGTGATTACCAATTGGGGAAAATTCTGCTTCATGCCAATGTTGGCGATGTAAGGCCATAAAATGGCTCTTGCTGTTGTCTACGATCCACGGTTCCACACCTTTGAGTCATGGGCGTCACTGATGTGCGAAGCGTATGCGGGTCAGCAATTGGTGATCCCTAATGCTCGAACGGACTGGTATGAGTGGGCGGCTGGGCTGAAGGCAATCGACATCTTTGTGAATGAGGGCATCCCCGGCCCGTATATATTTAAGAACTGGCAAGATTGGGCAACGGCTTTAGTCGGTGCCGTTAACCAACCAACGGATATATCTTCTGTATAGTTTTGCCATGTCTAGTATTATTTATCTCAAAATAAAAACTGCGATATGAATATTTTAGAATATCGTCGCAAGGCTTTGGGGTATACATACCGCGAGGGTGGTGATTATGAAGATTTTTACCGCGCCCCAGTCGCTCCCGTTGCCCCCCAAGCAACTACCCCTGCTGCTCCTCAAGCAACTGCCCCCGCTGCTATAACAGGCACGCATCTAGAACACCGAGAGAACCAAGAAGGTGGTTACTACGTTGAAGTGCCCAACACTCAAGCGTACCTTGATACACAAAATCAAAAAGCGGCAACTGCGGCGGCTTTGGCAACCCAAAGACAAGCGGATGCAAGTCTTCAAGCTAAATCTCAAGTAGTTGCTACAAAGTTGGGTGGCACAGCTATTTATACCGGGGGAGATGTTGAAGCTAGGTTATTCCAAGGTGAGGAAGTTGAAGCCGCATCGTACTCACCACTTGCCCTAGCTGGATATTCTGCGCCAACGGGAACCAAAGGATATTCATACACTTATGACGCCCAAGGCAATTACACTGGAGTAGTAAACACCAGCCCCGGTGGGTTTCTTAACCACATTTCTGATGTGCTGGCAGAAGTCGATTCAAAGTTAGGATTATCTAAAAATGCCCCACTTATAGTGGCGTTAGCAATCAATGCGTTAGTCCCCGGTGCAGGGGCCGCCATTGGTCAATCTCTGGTCAGTTCTGGTTTAGTTACTGGCGCTCAAGCAGCGACAACGGCGGCTTTGGCGGGTGGCGCTTCCGCAGCATCGGCGGCGGCGGCTGGTGCAGCAGCAACCGCATTTGCAACCACGGTTGGTAGCACAGTATTAAATGCTGGCATCCAAATGGCAACGGGCGTGTCTCCAGAAAAAGCACTAACTAGTGCGGTGCTAAGTGTTGCTGGAGCCGCTGTTACTCCATCCATCAGTGGGTTGGTAAAAGATGTTGTTGAAAATACAACGGCAACCAACATTATCACAAACGCTGTTATATCGGCTGGTAAAACCGCTGTAACTGGTGGTGATGCTGGCGATGTTTTTCTTGGCTCTATGGCAAGCGGCGTTGCAAATGTTGGCGCAGATAAAATTATTTCTGGCCTGTCTATAAATGATCTACCCAAAGAAGCTGTAAGCATTATAAAAGAAGGTATTGTTGGCACAATTTTAACTGGTGATGGAACTACAGCCATGACCAACGCCGCAATTAACGCAGGCGTATCGGCGGCAGTAAATGCAGCTACAGATGGCACAATAAGTTTAACTAATAGCGTTGTCGACTCGTTAAATAATATTGCAAAAACTGCTGAGACTGCAACCCAAGACACACTTGTAGGGGGCACAGGCCAAGACACACTTGTAGGTGGTACAGGCTCAGACACCGTAACGCCCCAAGACACTTCATTTTTAGGCTATCCGTCGTTCCAAGAATGGCAAGATGCAACTAATGATCAATTTGCCAAAGACCGCAGTTTCCCTGATTGGGCAACCTACACCCAATACAGCGGCGATAATAATGCGTACAATTCAGATAAAGCAATTTCAGATAATTTAGCAGACCTAGCTACTACAGATAAACAAGAAGCCACAGACCTCTTC